ATATTTGGCATAAGATGACATTGCTCTTTTCATTTCTTGACTTACAGAGTCTATAAAACCATTAAATAATTTAGATAGACTTTCAGTGCCTTTACCACTTTCACCTAAAAGAGAGGTTTTAATCATTTTACCCATTGTTTTTAAATTAGAACCAAAAGTTGCATTTTCACTTTGCATCTCTTCTCTATATTTAGCCATTTGGGTTTCATAGGCTTCTTGACGTTCTTTCTTCTCTTCTTCTAGTTTTTCTTTACGAAGTTTAAATTCAAAATCAACTATTTCTTTTGCAGCTTTCTCAGCATCTTTCTTTCTTTGTTGTTTTTGTTTTGCTTCTAATTTTGCAAGAAGTTTTTGTCCATACTCAGACTCTGCCTTAATGCCTTGAAGTTCAAGTTTTAATTTCCATTCAGCAAGCTCTTTTGTTGATTTTCTATCTTGCTCATCTTTTAACTTTTGAAACTCATAATCAACACCACCGTCTCTATCTAGGTAGTTTATTTTGGTGTTACGTGTATTATCTATACTTGACATAATTATTTACCTACCTTATTCTGTGTTTTGTTCCTAATTTCTTCCTGCTTCTTTTCAATTTGTTTAGCCTCATCTAATAAGAAAGATAAGATTAAACTTCTTTCGTTAGGTGTCATATTAAGAACATCCTCATAAGTGGTGTGAGTATTTTTAGTAATAAAATAACACTCTCTTACTAATTCTTTATATCTAATTGGACCATAAGGTTTACCATCTTTAGTCAACTGAGGGTCCATAAAATTCTTGAGTGATGCGAAAGGTAGAAAGGAAGTTAGAATCGCATTTATTACAATGACAAGCAATAATATTGTCAAAGCCTAACTTTCCATTTAGTTTCTCCGCTTTCTTTAAAATATAGTTAACATCATTCATAGGAAGATTTTGCACAAAGTTTTCAAGTTGAACTCTATTTAAAGTACTATTATCAACCGTCTCTATAAGAGATTGAATAGTTAATGATAATCTAGGGTCTATATCATCTGGATGCTTTAGCAAAATCTCATTTCTTTTTCTTTCAATTTCATCTAATATTCTAGGTGTAGTTAATTTTAATTTAACCTCTCTTTTTGTTGTAGGAAGTGTAAGATAAATTAAATCTTTAAAAGAATCTTCGTCATATTCAAGTAAATCCAATGTGTCTAAATCGACTTCTTGTTCTTCCACATTTCCACAATTAGGGCAAGTAATTGCAAGTTTACATATACTACCATAAGTAACTACTCTTAATTTATAAAGAAGATATTGATAGTCACCTAAACATAAATCATATACGCTAGGTTTATTATCGCCTACTATACAATCTTCAATAACTTCACTTTGTGATTTGTAAGGAAGATTTGATGGAGAAGTTCTTTTCATCTCCTCGATAGTAGTCATACTTCTTAATTTAATTTCAGGATTTATACGTTTTTCATAAACCTCACCCTTAGAAGGTAAACTAACAACCTCACTATTTGTGTAATTAGCCATTATTATTTCACTGTCCTTTCTTTATTTCAAACATAATGGTGTTTATTTTCGATATTTTTAATTTTTATTCAATGAGGGTATAACTATACCCTTTTGGAAAAATCGTTTAAAATAAGCGAATATAAAAAATATCATAGATATATGTACCTATGATACATTATATCATACAATGTACTTGTCTATGATATTTCATATTCTATTTAATTATTCTGATGTGCTTTGTGAAGTAAATGTAACTTCTTCTGCATCATCAGGTAAACCAGGTAATGCTCTATCATATTGAATAGTAGCTGTTACTTGTCTCTTACCATCATCTTCACTTGAGAAATCACCTTCGCTTAATTGATTAATCCAACAACCATAGAAATCCCAATGTCTAATTTGTCTATGGTCAGGTGTATATTCAACTAATATACCATTGAATGTACAATTTGCTTTAGAACCAACTGTCTCATCATGTAGATTACCACTAAGAGCTCGCCAAGCCATTAAAACTTCTTTAGTTTCTGCACCTATGTAATCTTCAAATACAAATGAACCTGCTTCATAAGTCCAAGCACCTGGGAACTTAACAACAGTGTTTCCTCTCTTAACTTCAACAACTGTTTGTGTTGGATGAGGTACTGCTGCACCTGACACTGAAAGCATTAATACTTCTTGTGCTTTTTCTGCTGAGATGTAATCACTATCTGTAGCAGTTTCTGGATTAACACCTGCTCTTAATAATCTCTTATCAAATAATGGATAGAATACAAAGTTATTACTTCTTGAAGGAGTATATAACTCAGGATGTTGAGCAATATGGTATGTACCTAATTGGTCTGTTGATTTAGTCTTTGCAATCATTTTCTATTTTCCCCTTTCTATCCTTCTGTTACTTCTAGAGTATCAGATAATTCTACAGTTAAATCAAATTTTTCAACTGCTTCAATAGGAATAATTCTAACTAATGCTTTAATTTGTGCTTTGCTATCTGGTGTTAATTTAATAATCTTATAACCTCTAATACCTTGACCTGTTTGCATGTTGTCTAATAATCTAGCAATTTGAGATTTAAAATTAAACCATACTCTATCACTATTTTGTTCAAACATATAACCCTTAGCACTTACATATAATTGTTTCTTTAAGTCACAACATAATTGTCTAATGTTAAGGAATGAACTTGCTACTAAACCTTTTGGATTATCAAATAATGTTCTATTTCCCCAAATAAGAACTCCATAAGGTGCTATAGGTGTAATTGGGTTAACACTAACACCTATATCTCTACTCATTGTATTAGCATAAGTTTCACCATAATCTTTAATAGGTACACCTGAAATAGTTCCTCTTAAAGCACCTGCTGCTGCATACCAAGTAGGGTTATTTACAACAGCTGAGGCGAATGCTTCTAGATAAGCAACACTCGCTGGTAAAACTATGTTATAATCATTTACATTATAAGAACACCAAGGTGAGAACATTGCTGAATAAGCATTGTTAGTAACTCTATTAGCGCTTTCTATTACAAGTGCTTTTTCCAAATTCCATCTATGGTCAACTAATGCTACACAATCACCTCTTTGTTCTGCAATAGATTGAATTGTGCTTAATGAACTAGGTTCTGGTTTTGGTTTGTTATCTACAATTGCAACATCAACACTATCATAACCACCATTAGTAATAAATCTAATATTATATAAAGATTTATCTTTTAAGTCTTCATAGAAAAGATTCTTATTAATAGCTTCTACAAAATCACTATAACTTGATATAGTTGCTTGTGTATGAGGAACAACTTCAATTGATGTAGATGCTGTTGCCTTAATAATGCTATAAATAACATCGTCTCTAGTAAATCTACCATTTTCCTTAAATGATTCAAATTCGTCAGAAGTTAAATTATTAACGCTAGATGTCTTATCACCGGTATATGCTATTATATCGCTATAAGTGATATATTCAACAGTGCTTGTTAATGCACCATCTTCTAGGTCTTCACTTAATGTGTGGTTGATTGTTGCTGAAGTAGGACTTTCAATTAAAGCATCTAATATCTCTGTGTCGCCTTGTTTAATTTCAACGCTATCTTCATTAGTGCTAACAACTGTATGTTCTCCATCAGTTAATAAAGCAGGAACTTTATATAATACTTGCATACCTCTACTTAAAAGAAGTGTTGCTTGTAAATAACCTGGGTCTATAATTTTTCCATTGAATTGGAAAGGTTTTCCTATTGAAGTATCTTGTTCTAATTCATATGAATAAGGCACCTTACCAAATGCTTCTGTAAAGTCTGCCAAAGATGTGAATAATAAAGGTTTATTCAATTTAGTTAAATCAGACTTGAAATCACTACCTACATTACCAGGTATGAAAACTATATATTGGTCTAGTTGTGCTAATCCTGCTGTAGTGTTATCAATTTCTCTTATATTAATAACTGGCATATTTTCTTTTTCTCCTTTAAAATTATTTTATAATTTTATCTATATAATTTAGCTTAATTTTCCACAACTTCATAATCGACACCTACTATATGGACATTATCTACATAAGGTAATGAGAATAAATAAGCATCATCAACTGTGAATCTTATTGTCCACCTTACAAATTGGTCTCCTACTAATCGTTGTGGAATATCGGAGTTATCCTCTATTGAAGACATTAACCTAATATTAGACCAATGTTCATAATCAATATGGTTGTAAGGTAATATAACTTTTATTTTAGGATGGTTTATGAAATTAAATACAAAGTTTCTCATATACTCATCTGCCTCATAGGCATATCTACAATAAATATCTAATTGATAATTTAATGTAATAGGTATTGCGTCTATTTGCAACGTCTTATCAAATGTAGCGTCCAACATCATACCATCAAATGACATTGGCTTCTTTTGAGTATATCTAAGGTCTATTGTAGAATCTCTTGAAATAGCAATAAGAGGTAAATTAAGAGGTTTATCATTTCCTTGGTCTGCTCTTATTTGAAAGAACCTTGTAGAATCTTCAGGAATTACAACCGTTACTTTATCATCTTTTATCCACTTTCTTATCTTATTAACAATAGCATCATCATATAATTTAACTGACATAATCTACCCCCTACTACAAAGAGTTTCTTTATAATTTAAAATATAACTAACTATATCTTCGAACATATGGGAACCTTTAACATCTTGATTTCCATACTCTATCAATTTAGCAAGTTCACTTAAATTATAATTAGTATCTTTGAAAGGTTTCTTTACAAGTAAATTGTAATATACATATTTAGGTTCTCTTGATATATACATATTATCTACTATATCACAAATAACCTCTAGTATAGTATACCCTAAATTTAACGACTCAACATAATTTTGTAGAGTATTTAACCTACCACTATAATAATAAACCTTTGCTTCTTTTTTAATTAGATTAGGGATTGTTAAGAAAACAAATTTATTAGGAAATATTCCATATAATTTGAAATTCATTATTTACCTCTTGTGTTGAAATAAGTAGCAATTG